AATGGAGTAAGCCGGATGCTATCCGGCGAGGAAAGACCCTTTGACCATAAAAGAACTGTCTCGAATTGTTGGCCAAAACTCGTTGGCCATTGCGGAAAACAGTAAGGCGATCGCCCAACTGACCAACGGTATTTTGACGTCTCACGATTCCATCAAGTCGTTGGAACGTATCGCGCTCGCACATGACGAAGCGCTCGAAACACTCACCAAGGACATCGCGAATCTTACTCGCGAATGGCAGGCATACGTGAAACGACTGCCTAAAAGTTGATCTTCCGCCGTGTGCTCTTTCCGCATAAGCGGAAGCCTTCGGAGTCGCGTCCGGCATAAGCGGATAGGTTAAGGCCGCTTTCAATAGCCCTCCATCATGTCGCCCAGGTTGTTTTTGACCGGCCGCTTGGGTTTCGGCTTCGGAATCTTCGCGCCTGAACGGCGTGCGGTATCTAGTGCGATCGCGACGGCCTGCGCCGGCTTCCGGCCCTCCTGGCGCAATTTGCGGATGTTTGCGGAAACGACGGCTTGGCCTTTACCCTTTTTCAGCGGCATGTTATCCCCACGCGATATCCTGGCGGGCGCGCGATTCCGCGGTATTGCCGCCCGGATTGCCGTTGTTGTTGTTCCAATACTGCGCGAGCTGCCCGGCATTGCGGATTGCGCCGTTGCTCTTGAACTCGAACCACGGCACTTCGCTCGACGTGGTGAACGGCCCGCCCGTATAAATCAACGGCGGGTCCGCGTATCCGACTGGCTGAAGGTCGCCCAAAATCAACATAAGTTCCATCGCGGACGGGACCGAAAGGCAGTAAGTCGGATTGACCTGGGTCGGCGCCTCCGGCTTGGGCAAGTTCTTCGCCTTGAAGGCGGCCTGGACTTGTTCGACGGTGATCTGCTTTTCTTGGCTCATTAGTTTCTCCTCACAAAGTCATCCCATCCATGAACCTTGCCGGCCGAATCCGCGTTCCCGCTGCGCCGTCTTTTCAACGGGCGGAACGAACGCAGCGAATGTTAAGCAAAGCGCGTCCGCGTTATCGGGGCTTGCTATCCCGCGCTTCATCATTTGCTGCTTGCTTTCGAGGACCAGCGCTTCGCGCCGGTTGCGATCGCATTGCGGGCCGGTGAGATCGTTTTCGAGCACGATATCGCTCGAGATCGCGCCTTTTTCGAGCCAGACGCGCATCTTTTCCCACATGTAGGCGCGCATGTTGGACTGGTGGCGATCGGGCGAGTTTGCGCCGAAGTTGACTTCCTGCACGTTGTCGTAGCCCATCGCCCGCAGCCGCTCGACGTAGGGCGCGCCGAACGCCGAATCCACAAACAGCATGGCGATCTTTTTTTCGGGGCTCTGCTCGCTCAGTAGCTGCGTGAGTTTGGTCAGCATCGGCCCGCGATCGGTGCGGACGAACTCGCCGGGCAGCCGGATTGCCGGAACCGTGCGCGCATCGAGGCCTCGCCGGAACGCGATCACGTTCCACGCCGAGCCGCCGCCCGAGGGATCGAAGCCCGCAATCAGCGGATCATCGGGAAAGCTCGAGGGCTCGCGCTTCTGCGCGTTCCAAACGCGCTCGTGATCGATGAACTGAAGATCGCCCGAGCGCGGCGCAATCCCGCGGACGCGGACGCGGAAGAAGTCCGAGTCTTCGCCGTGATCTTCAAGCCATTCCTGTATGAGCGACTGGTTCGGATACCGGCAGGTTCTCGAGTCGATGATTTTTTGTTTCCACCGCTCGCGCTCCGAACCGAACACGATGCGGTGAAACTTGCCTTGGTTGCGCGTGGGGTTGCCCCACGCAAAAATCATCGGCTCGCCGTCGGTCAAGCCGCCTTCGGCCGCATTCCAGATTTCATCGGGCACCGCGGACGCTTCATCGAACAGATACCAGGAGGTCGAGCGCGCGGCGTGCTGGCCGTGGAAGGCTTCGGAGTTCTCGCGCCGGCAGGTTTGCGCGCTGACAAACCAGCTATCCGGCGCCTGTCGCGCCGCGATTTTCTCGGCGCCGATCGCGAACCAATGCGAGGTAATCGAAAGCCGCATCCACTTGGTGATCGCAGGCCATGTCTTCGTCGTGAGCTGCGCGAAGGTATTGGCGGTGATCGTACCGACTGAATGCGGCCGCGTCGAAAGGATCCAGCCGGCAATCCACCCCGATGCTGTAGACTTGCCGATGCCGTGTCCGCTCGAGATCGCAAGGCGTATGGGCAATACGGCACTCTGTCCGTCGAAGCGCCGCCCGCGCACTTCGCGCCCGATGTCGGTCAACAGCTCACGCTGCCAGTCGTCCGGCCCGTGGTCGTCGCGCAGTGGGCTATTGGGCTCTCCCCAGGGATATGCGAAGCGAACCCACCCGAGCGGATCGTCTTTGAAGCGCGCAACACTTTCGATCAATTCTTCTTCGGCCGGTAATATCCGCTCGCGGGCGGCCGCAATCATGACGCTGCTTGCTTCTCCATCTGGATGAGCCGCTCGCGGGCGGCGGTCAACTTTTCAACCAGATTGATCGAGCCTGAGTGCTCGATGTTGGTGGTTTCGCGATATAGGTGCGGGCGGTAGCGTTTCAGCAGAATGATGAGGAGCTGGTCCGAGTACTCGACGTCATAGACCTGGCGTTTGTTCTTGCCGCGGCCGATGACAAGCGGCTTACCGCGGTAGTAGATCGGCCGCTTGATGCCTTCATAGGCGCGCCGTACGGCTTCGTCCTCGAGCGATTGCGCGGTTTCATCCTGCACTTCTTCCCAGAGCGCGCGGAACGATGCATCGTGCTTGCGCCATCCGGAGACGGTCGAACGGTTGATCTTCGCGAGCTGGCAGGCGACTTTGACCGAGGCGCAATCGCGGAACGCGGCAATGAAAGAACGCTTGGCGGCGACCTGGCGGGCGCGCCCGGTCAGCTTGGGTTTAGGCTTTTCTTGTGGAACGTCCATACACCACGCGGGTTTTCAGGGGTTTCATGGTCATGGGAAAAACGGGTGCCGGTGGGAATGCTCGAGGCGCGGAGCTGCGTTTCGCGGCCGCGCCGGGCGGTGAGCGCGCGCACGCGCTTATGCGTGCCTACAGGGTCAACGAGCTGCGCTTCGATGAGCAGCAGGGCGCGCTCAGGCGATGCATAGTCCAGAATTTCGTGATCGGGGCCCAGTATCGGTAAACAGTTTGCGGGGGAGGGCACACATACATGGGGTTGGGAAGTTGTTTACTTTAACGTGGCCTTCTAGGCACCACGGGGACCGCTCCCATCTGAACGGCTTTCCGCTTAGTCTATAATCTCCCTGGAATGAACGTCAACCAGCTTCGTGCGTGCCTCGCTGAAATCGACGGCTCGCTCGAAGTGCTGGGACGGCGCGAAGTCGAGGACGGGCGCAGCGAGCTTTTCCCGATCGGGTCGGTTGCCGTCAAACTGGATCCGGATACAGCCGAGCTCTACGTGGTCATTGCCGAGATGCCGGATTAAATACGGCGGGCTAGCTGGCTTTGATTTTCGGGACGGGCTTCACCGAACGCAGAACCTCGTCAAGGTTGACGGGGAGGTTTTTCGAGGCGGCCATGCTGGCGGCGGCGAGGCTATTGCCGGCGGCGTGGAACTGCTTCGACAGGTTGTGGAGTACGGCAGCGGTGGCAGCCTGAATGATTCTCTGCTCGTTGGTGAGCTTCTCGTAATCGACATGACGGTTGATCGCCCCGGCAAGCGAGAGCCGGCGGCGTGCCGATCCCACGCGCCGCATGGCGGCTTTCTGGTGATCTCCCGCCGGGATGACGACATAGCCCGTGGTGGATACGTTTTCGAACCAGATTCTGCGGTCTTTCAGCATCTGACGGCGGAAGCGGTAGAACTGTGCCCGCCCGCGATGTTCGCGGATGTCGATTTTGGCTAGAGAGGAAAGCACGTCGTACGTGAAGGAGGTTTCGCCGGCATCGAGATGGGGCAGGATCGCATCGTAGAGGGCGCGCCATTCCGGATAACGGGAAACGGCGGCGATCATTTCCATTCCATACACCCTTACCTTAACTCAACGCAACACATCCGACCGGAACACACCCTGCGACAACGTAACCCACCGGACCATTCCCGAACTTACCTTACCAGGAAAGCTGAAATACCGCACCACAGGAAACTTGAAACACCCTTACCTCACCGCAACAGAACGGACCAAAACTAATCGAATCGGAACTCATCGAATCGGAACCCAACCTATCTGACCTGACCGGATTCCTAGGAAACTTGGAACACACACCCTTAACTTACCGCAACGAAACCTACCGCAGCCGATCTGACCGAAACCGACCGAATCCTACCGCAACGCAACATACCGCAAAATAGCTCAACCTAACCAACCTAATCACAACGTAGCTTGACGGGCTTGTTGAACGTGAGCGAAGGACGTTTCGTGATGACGATCCGCTCGACAGGAAACGGACCGTACACGATTCGTCTGCGCGGCCGGAAACAGAGCAGTCCGACAAAGGACCCGAGAAAAGAACGGCGATTCATGACACCCTTACCTCAACTCAACAAATCACACCCTGCCCAAACAAAACATACCGCTCCCAAACAAACCCGATCGCATCCTACCGTACCTGAGGAAACTTGGAACACCCTTACCTTACCGCACCCGACCAAAACCGAACGCAACATAACATACGCTAACCTATCGGACCTTACCACAACTCATCGCACGGTCAATTCTTCTCCCACTCCATATTCTCAACCGAAAACCTCCCGTAAAAGCCCCCCACTCTCGGACGGAATCGCAGTAGACCGATGAAGTTTCCGCTCTCCTTGATGTGACGGTACATTACGTCCTTCGTCAGAACGTCGTCGATGCAATCGTAGACCAACTGGCCGGCCCATTGATATACGATCGGGAAGTACTTCGTCACCCGGCTGCCTCCGCCGTGACGGCCGTCGGACGGTACGAATAACTGCTCGCTGGCGACTTGGTCCTTGTGAATGCCCAGGCTGATGCCCTCCAAAACGAGCACGCCCGACTGCAGGTATTTCGCATACGTCGCGCCGCGCTTTCCGGGGATCTTTTCTCCGAGAAACTTGCCGGCTTCGGCCAGAGCCCATTTGAACGCCATCGGCGGCAAAAAAACAATCCCATCCTGGTCGTAGTGCGCCCTCTCGCGCCAGGTGCGCTTCTCGTAGTCGCTCGAGGACTCCTTTTCCAGTTTCTCTGTCTCGTAATGCTTACTGAAGCTGATCGGCGAAATCGACTTCAACTGACAGATTGCGCGTGACGGCATAGGACGCATAATACGCCAAACCAGCGATAACATCAATCCTCATACACGCGAAATTCGCCGCCATTATACGCTCTCGAAAGCAGGGGGCGATCGACGGGCTTGCGGTGTGACCGCACATAGAATTCGCCTTTTTTTCGTGCTGGCGAAACCATCGACAGCAAATCTACCGCTTGCGCTTGTGCATGTACTAGAAGTACCGTAGGAGCCGCCCTCAAAGATAAGTTGGCGGCTCCGCAAGCCAGGCCCGAGCGTGCCGGACCGATTCACACCGGGTAGTGCCCCGTTGGAACGGATGTCCACAACTTGAGAGAACGTGAAGCTCAAGGTGTGTGATTTATGTGCAATAATGCTCTGGTTCGGCTGATCACCGGATGGTTGAAATGTTGGAATGGCGGACGGCATTCCCTCCCCGGGAATGGGCTTAACGGCCGCCAGTTCCAAACCCCTAGTAAGCCCGGGGGGAGGCGGAAATTCTAAACAGCGCCAATTCGTTAAAGATTCAACGCCGCGCAGGCGTTCGCCCGGAAGACGTTGGTGCGGCGCAGATACCCGCGCAGGCAATCCATGTCCCGATGTCCCGTCTGTTCGGCGATCAAGAGATCAGAGAGTCCGGCCTCGCCGGCGGCCGTGATGAAGCCCGCCCTCAACGAATGAGCGCTATACCCTCGCGGGTTCACGCCGATTTGTTTCAGCGTGCGCCGCACAATGACGCGGATCATCTTCGCCGCGATTCCGCGATGCGTACGACTCAAAAAAAGCCGCCCCGAGCATCTCTCGCCGCGCATTTCGATCCACGCCCGAACAGCGGAAGGCGTACAAGTCTCAGCGTGCTTGCCAAACGGGATTCCGATATAGCGTCCGCGCGCCTCCTGGTCTTGCTTTTCCCGGGGAATGGTGAGGATCAAACCTTCAGAAACGAACTCACAGTCGGTCAGTGCAATACTGGCGAGACTCGCGCTACGCAGCGCGGCCGCAAACCCCATCAACAGAATTGCGCGGTCGCGAATCGCCAGCCGTTTGCTCGATCCCGCCAGGTGTTCCGACATAGCACGGATCTGCGATATGGTGAGCGGAGTAACATGACGCGGTTTCTCGCCACGAAGACGCTGTGCACCTTGCAGCAGGAGCAAGGCGTCTTCGTGGCCCCAGTCCTCAAAACCATGCCGTCGATGCTGGAACGCGATCGCATGGTAACGCCGGCGGGTGCTCGATATTTTATGCCCGCCGCGCAAGTGGTCTGTGAGAAATCGGGTAATGGTATCCCGCGAAGTGGGGAGAGCAACGCGCTGATGCTCTTTACACCAAGTGCAGAAGTAACGCCAGTCGTAAGCGTAGCCGGTCATACTCTGGGGCGCCATCATCGCCTCAAAGTACCGTCGCCGGTCATCGTCTACGGGATCGGAGCTGGCGGAGTTTACAAAGGGGAAAAGGGGAAGTGTCGTCATAGGCCGATGAAAGTAACTCATCGGCGGCGCTTATGGACTACACACCGGAATTGTAGCCTACTCCGGTTGTGTCCTCGCGCCGTTGACGGCCGCCCTGAGAGAGGCCCTCCTACTTAATTTTTCGAACTGCTTTTACGTCTGCGCAACTTTTGACAGGGAAACGCAGAGCGTTAGGCAAGCTCGACGCGAAAAAGGTGAGGAGGCCTCAGAGTCTCTTCGATTCTGACACAGGTTTCAACCTCACCCAAGCAAAAAAGTGATTTGTAGTCCGTTTTTTGTGAGTTTTTGTAGGGTGAGCGATGGAAACTAACGGAAATACACATGAATCCTGGGTGGCGCGGATCCCGCGCCGGGTAGTAATCCACCGTATGGAGACGGCGGATTGCCTGGAGTCGCGCGTTTTCTGGGCGATTATCCTCTGGAGCCTGTGCGGCCCTCAGCGCTCTAAATACTTCGTGGTCAAAGACCATAAGGGCTTTATTCAGAAGGACGCCGAAGGCATCCCGATCCCCGGCAAACTGAAAAATTTACTTTCCCTCCTTGGGCTCGCCCCCGGCATGAAGGGGCATGTGAGTCGAGCTGTCCAACGCCTGAAAGAGAAAAAATCGATCCGGTTCGAAGGTAATTTGCTGTATATTGAGGAGGCCCCCCCGCCCGCAGAATCCCCCAATGAAGTTGCCAAGCTTGGCAACTGGAACATAGCTGGAGTAGTTGTCAAGCTTGGCAACTTGCCGAGCGATCCAGTTGCCCGAGCTTCTTCAATCCAATGGCTTAATGAGTTAAGGCTTGGCTACAACGGCAGCGTAAAAACGCTCAAGTCTGGCTATCGGGAGTTGCTGAGCCAGGGCGTTTCCGAGGGGCGTATCCTTATTGTGTTAGATGAGAAGAGGAGAAGAGGAGAAAAGCTAGCTAGCTCCCCGCCCGATCCCTCAGCACCTGAACCACCCCACCGTGAACCGATTCGGGGGGTAGTCGCCGAGAGATTCCCCGAAGCTGAGTTCCAAAACTCGGAAAACGATAAAACCCACACCGCCCTTAGAGGAGCGCCGCTTGAGCGGTTACGGTTGCGGATGATAGAACGGGCGAAACAGGGTCCGTTTAATGCCGGGTTGATCTCAACACTTGCTAATGAAGTGGGTCTGGCATGGCAGAGAGAGCAATCGCTTAACGCCCGAGCCGCGCCGATCCGAGACAATCGCGAATTGATTGCCGATATAAGGCTTCACTGGAATGACTATACGGATGCGCAAAAGCAGGAGTATTGCGAGATATTCGAGGAGCTGCGCGAATGAAACCGCCCTGCTGGGATTGGAAAGAGAACCGGCTCGACCGTCTCGCCGCCCGCATGCGTGGGCGGTACCTCTATTCGGGCAGCGGTTGTGTGACCCGGCGTAGAGCCATCTTGAAACGAATTGGAGTCAAAACCATGAATAGCTGTCCCGCCTGTGTCTATGGCACGCGCCACACCGTGCGCGAAATGCGCGAATACCATCCGCTCGCCGGCCACGGCTACGACGGCGAGCGATGGACGCACCCGGATTTAGATCCCGCAAGCAGGCAGCAATTTCCCGCCGGTACCGACTTAGCACTAGAAAGGAGCCACGCGGCACCCTCGGGGGAGGGTGACGGAGCATTGCAAGCATCGGCGCCGGCGGGCGGAGAGGCGAAATCATGACCGCACCTGTACCCGTGCCCCCGGAAGAGGAACCTATCTCGACACATGCCGAACTCGCCGAAGTGCTCATTGAGCTGGTCAACGCGGGCGTCCTCGTCCTGCGGCGCGATCCGGAAACGGGCGAAGTGCGGTTCTACCCGCCCGATTCGTTAAAGGGCGTGCGATAATTCGCCTGCGTCCCCGTGCCTGGGATAGACCACGGCGGGCGTAAATCGCGGGGCCGTCAGGAAGAGTTCTACTGGCACTTTTGGGCGGCCCTTGCAAAAAAGTTCATGAACTATCGCACCTTTAACGCGCTCTGTCATGGCTGGATCGCGGGCTTCGGCTGGATGTTGCTTCCCGCACCGCGCTGGCTTGCGCCCGTGGTAGCAATTGCGGTAACGCTGGTATCCTACCGATGGCAAAACAAACGAAGACGGATCTAGACCCGCGCACGACGCCACCGAAACAGCAATTTCGAGCGCTGCTTGAAGCCAGCGAATATTTCGGCGGCGATCAGATAGAACTCATCGCCCGCGATGACGATGGCAAAGTGATCGCTGTTGGTGTGATTGCGTTTGACGAAAAGGCCCAACGCCTCGCCAAATTTCTTGAAGAATAGAATGCCCATCGCCCCACAGTTCCGTCGCTTTTACGGTTGGGCCTGGCGCACGCGCGTACGTCCAGTCATCCTTGCCAGATGCGGTGGCGTGTGCGAACGCTGCCGGCGTTGCCCGCGGCGTTTGGAAGTCGCGCACTTGGACGGTGTGCCCGGTCACGACGACGAAGCGAACCTTGCCGCGTTGTGTTCGGCGTGTCACCATCGTGTGGACCGTGAGAGATGGCGCCGTGCGTCGCATGAGACGCGGGCCACGCGCAAAGATCGGGCGCGGCCGTTGTTGGAGGTGGCGTGACTATCGAGAAAGCATCAACTGTGCTTGAGATGCTTAGAGAGCATCGATGCGCGACGATCTATCAGTACCGGCATAAGATAACGGGCAAAATGCTCTACGCCTTCTTTACAGAGACTAAGTACGACGATATGCACACGTCACCACCTATGGTTAGCGATCCCGTTTACGTACTGGTTGTAGGCGGTGTGCCGATAGGTCCGCGCGGCCGCGAGTTTCTTGGAGGACGGTTTGAGCAGCCCTGATCGGGCGCGGCCGTTATTGGAGGTGGCATGAGCCAGAATCCGATTCAAGTTGAGATCACGGATGCAACCGAGTTCCACTGTTTCCGTATGGTATTGCGTCCACCCTCCGGTGAACAGATCGAAATCATGCTTCACGCTAGAAGTCTTGTCGATCTGATTCACCAGTGCTCTGTAGCGCTTTGCGAATGGCAGACACAGACCACGACGATGCTCATTTGCCAGAAGACCGGATTCACCGAAGAGGAAGCGCGAAAATCGGGATTGATTGCCTGAAATGCCCGAAGATTTCACCAGCAAACACGGCGGCGCCACGCATCACATGCGATCCTGCCAATGCCTCAATTGCGGACATCCACTCGATGCCGCAAGCAGCACGGACGGAAAACCGATAGAGCGGCCGAAAGACGGCGACATCACTGTGTGCATCAAGTGCGGCGCGGTGATGGCGTATGATGACGTGCGCGGCTTGCGCGGCCTGAGCGATGCCGAAATACACGCGCTAATAGCTGACACTGAAAAGATGGATGAGATTGCTCACACCGTGCAGGCCATCCGCACGATTCAGGCAGAGCAGAACTGAACTATGCGCAACGGCGAACTCTTCCCACGCCCTAAGCCCGTCGAGATCGTACGCGCGAAACTCGACGGGTTGGCCGAACGCCAACGCCTGCGCGAGATGATCCGGCGCGAACGCAACCAGCGTGCCGGCGATCCCGAACGCCTGGCCGCGCGTCGTGCGGAGCGCGAGGAGGAACGGAGAAGACGTGCGGAAGTGCGGCAGGAGCGGTTTTCGGTGATGGTGGAATAAAAAAACCGGCGGCCATCCCCCCGGATACCGCCGGACTTTCGCCCCGGACATGTCGAGGCGCATTACAATTTTCACATGGTCAAGCACCGCGACGAATACCGCCCGCCGCGTCCTTACCGCTCGACAGCACCGCAGTTTTTCCTCACTCTCGCCGGCATTGCCGTGCTGATCTTCGGCGTGCTGTATTTCATCACCTGGTCGTTAACGCGCCACGTGCGGTAGCTGGTAGACTTCCCGAAGATGCACCCGCAAGAAGTGCCGGTCCATTTGCCCGCCGCCTCCGAGCCGATTCGCGCGTATCTGTACGTGTGGGGCGGCGCCGTGATTCCATCGCGCCGGCCGATGCCGGGCGTGTGGCGGCGCTTCTGGACGTGGCTGTTGCTGGGCTGGGAGTGGGAGAGTGCGGAGTGAAATCCCCGCTGCCGCTCGACGATGCTCGCTCGCCGCATTTCTGGCGCGACGAGGGGAGGCTCGAAGGGCCGATTATGCGGTACTTGGGCAAGGAAACAGAACAGCCGGGCGATACGTCGCTGATCCGCCAGTACATCCGCCAATGGATC